CAACACGATCAGTTCTGCTATTATGTTTCCAATAAGTTTCTTTGGATTGTCCATTTGCGTCTTTAGTAACTTCTAACTTATATATACCGGCAGTGTAAACATCTTTTGTAGAACCGTCTGCGTTTTTACTTCTATTAACATCGCCAAAACCGTATTGCGCATCGCCAGCATCTAACGAGTTGCCATCCTTGTCAAAACGCTTTGTAACTTTTAATCCGCCGTTATTATATTTTACTGTAATAACTCCGGTCTTAAGATTATGTGTTTGCGATATACCGCCCATCGCAGGTGAACGCCATTGCGAAGGCTTACCGGCAGCGTCCCATAAAAATGTACCGTCGGCGTTACTAAGAGTCATTCCTAGTTTTGTTTGTCTTGCTATAGCACCATCACCTAAATCGCCTTCTTGCTGCGGCATCTCTGGAAACTGTGGAACTGGCACCGGGTCAATCTTTTCAGGACCTGCATCTGCCTCACGCATTTTCTTTCTTTTGCTTTTACACGCTTCTAATGCATGTACAATATGTTCGCTTGAGATTTGGAAACGGCTTCCTCTTGCAGTAAGTTCCTTGCCTACAATCATTTTAAGCCATTCTGCAAGTTGATCAATATCGTCAGTTGCAGCAATCTTATCAGCAATTAAACTAATAATGTGCGAGCGTAAACGTCCCTGATCTATAACTAAATTGCTTTCGTTAGTTTTGTTATTATGTTGTTTCCAGGCAGTAGCATATAATACTTCTTCCCAGTCAGCACCATAACGCTTTTTAAATTCTTCTTTGCGATCTTTAATCCACTTCTCCATACCAGGAGGTGCGTCTTCTGCGACCACTTCTTCTTTATCTTTGATTCCCATACCTTGTCTAACTGCTGCAAACATTTCCTCAGCAACTTCTGGGCGAGGTACACCGTTAGTAAATGATTCTAGATCATTGTCAGCAGCCGCTTGACGCATTTTACTTGCACTCATACCTTCTGCACCATCTGCATCTGGATCACGCTCGCCTGCACTTACAACTTCAATTGAATCAAAAGTATAGCCAATCTTGCCTGACTTATCTGGCTTACCATTATAATCGTTAAATAATTTTTTAAAGCCTTCTACTCTATCACTTCCTGCTACATAGATAATATCAGTATAACCTAGATTTTGTAGCATAACCATCATGTCCATTGGTGTACGAACGTCTGGATGACCTATAGTAATTTCAGGAAAGAAGAATTTTGCATAGCGCAATTTATCAGTAAAGGGTAAAGGATCTGTTTTAGGTTTTTGTGACTGACTAAGAAACACATAGTGATCACCGTTGTGTGACTTTAGTGCTTCCACTAACTTTTGGTGACCTATAGTAGGAGGATTCATACGTCCAAATGCTACTACTGCTGTTCGCTTCTGTGGCGCTTCAAAGAGTTGTCTAAGTTTCACTTATATTCCCCTTTTTTAATTTCTTCTAATTCTTCTGTAGTAATTCTGTTTAGAATATTTACTCTATCATCGCTAGTATAAAGCTCTGATGGTGCTCTTGCAATATTAAATTTTGTACAGTAACCTTCCATTGCTTGATCAACTACAGAACCTAACAATGATTCTGGGTCAACGTTGCCACCATTACGGTGTGTGTCAGCCATCTTTGCAATAGCCGGAAAGTATTTTTTACGATAAAATATAGGGTCATTGCGCATGTATACAATAGTATCATCTACAATGTCAAAGTTTGTAAGACTGTCGTTATGTTGTGTAAATTCATTTATCTTCATATTACCACTTCCTACATGACCAGTAACGTGCCTTCCAACGAGGTCCCGGATTATCGCAATTATGTCTTGCTCTAAAACTTCTACGTCTTGCTGGATTAGATTTTTTAATACGCATTTTTTTGTCACCAAAGTTTACTTTAACAACATTACCGTTTGGCTTGCGTACATATACTTTAAACTTTTTAACATCGCCTCTTGTAGGTTTGCCTAGTTTAACTTTACGACCACGGTATTCTGCTTCGTCTAGTTCGTCATCTTCGTTAAACCACATAACTCCATATTCTTCAAAGAAGTCGTCACCGTCATATGTTTCTTCATCTATTTCTTCTAAGTCAGTTGATACTTCGATATCAAAATCTTCATAACCTTCGTTAAACATATGATCTGCTAAACGATTTACAAATTCACTTACAATATCTTCGCCAAGTGCTTGTGGTAACGGAATGTGTATAACAGTAGCATCTTGCTCTGTTTCAAAAATTTCATGATTTGGAAAGACACTTTCGTTTAAGCCTTCGCTCAATACATCTTGTTTTTCCATTACTATTCTTACAAAATGTTCCATGTTAAATTCCTGTATTACCGTTTAATGCGTATATTGCTGCTGCAATTCTATCTAGTGCATCATTAATATTTGTTGGGTCTGGATCAGCCCAGTGATTGCTATCGTTTGGTGTATAAGCAATGTTTGTTAGTGCAGACGCATCTGCTTTAGCAGCCAATGCTGAACTAACTGTTTGATAAAAGTTTGGATCGTCGTTGATTGCTGCGGCAAGTTCATTTAAACTGTCTAATGAACCTGGAGTACCAACACGTAAGTCATCGTCTAATGCTTGAACAGCCGCAGTCACATCTGCTGTTGTTGCGTATCCGTCTATGTTAGCAACTAGTGTTGCTGTAGTACCGTCGCCTTTAAGTAAACTAACTTTAACACCAGCACCGCCGACTTCTTGGTCTTGTAGTGCAAATGAGTTGTTTATCCATAATTTAGTAGCATATACATCGTTCCAGTTTTTGCCTGGACTACCTAAGTCTCTTGCATCATCTTGATCAGGTAAAACATTAACACCAATTTGTGTTAAGTCTGTATCTGGTTTGTTTGTTAGATCATTGTAGTCGCCAGTAAATGCACTAGTATACACATCTGTGAAATTTGCTTCAATTTTTTCAAATGCTGAACGTAAGCTCTCACCGTCGCCTGTTAATTCACCTGTACCTAAATTAATATTCTGTTGCGCCATCGTTCTTTCCTAGTGATTCAGTAATATACTGTTTACTGTGCCATCTGTCCAATCATACACATGTGCTCTAACCCATACATAGTTTCCTGTAAAGTTATAAGACTTTGTATTAGTAGTTGATTCTGTATATTCAACAAATGTAATATTTTCTTCTCTAATTACACCTGTTGTATCTACAGTTTGTGAACCAGTTCCTAGTTCAACTGTAAACCAATCTTCAGTTTGCGGATCTATTGCTAAGGTTGCTTGCATTTCAACCTTACCTAAAAATCCATCTAGGTCTATTTGTACAGTGTGTAAGCCATCGCTACGACCGTAGTATCCATCGCCGCGGTACTTATCACCCGTGTGAGTTTGCGTAGAACTATCGCCTACGTGTGTTTGTTGTGTTAAAATTGTTGTACTATTACTTGGCATACATGTATTTATGCATTCTTGTTCAGACACACAACTTTATTAATTGAGCGTATATTGTCAACCATTAGTAGTCTTAACAATGTAATAACCCTGTCGGATTTAGCATAAAAGTACAAATCATCCAATCGTGTCATGCCTTCATTTAAATATTCTTCAAGTGTATTACCTAATTTAACGTGTTCCCCGTTATGTGCTAATAACCATTGTGCTGCATCTAAAGGCAATTTGCCACGCAAATACACTCTATATTCATAATCTATAGGTCTTTTTAAATATGCATACCCTGGTTCTAAAGGATTTAATCTTTCTTCTGGTTCCCACCATTCGAGTGACTGTCTTAGTCTAGTTGAAAGATCGTATAACCAGGGTTTATAGGTTGAGTATATTGTTAATTGTTTAAATTGTACTCTTAATCTATATATTCTATGCTTTTTAAGTTCATTGTATATTACCTTAGCATCTTCAAAACTTGCTTGACTAATACTCATAGTCCTAAATCTGTGAAGTTGTAAAGGTTCACCGTTTTCGTAAGAAAGCTGAAGGCCATCCAGCAACTTTCCTACGTGATGTAAACGATTATTTCTGAACTCATTTGCTAAGTCATTTCTACATAATAATTTGTAGGCATACTTATTGTAAAAGAGTTTTTCAGTTGTTTGCTTCCTCAAATGCATTTTCCTTTGCTTCAACTATTAGATCGTTGTCTACAATTTTGATCTTAACGTGACCACCATTTTTAAGACTACCAAATAGTAATTCTTTAGACAAAGGACGTTTAATTTCATTATCAATTACACGTTGCAAAGGACGAGCCCCCATCTTGCTGTCAAAGCCTTTTTCTACTAAGTAATCAATGGCACTGTCATCAATTTCAAACTTAACACTACGATCTTTGATCATCGATTTAAGTTCAACTAAGAACTTGCCCACAATCTTGATCATTACTTCTTTACTTAGTTTTGCAAAAGTAATAGTTGCATCTAGCCTGTTACGGAATTCTGGAGCAAAAAAGTTTTTAAGGTCTGTATCTTCGTAATCTTTTTCGTTATCTTCATCAAAGCCAATGCTATTTTTCTCTGCTTCTTTTGCGCCTAAGTTTGTTGTAAGGATAAGAACACTGTTACGTGCATCTGCTTCCTTACCATTTGATCCTGTAATCTTACCATTGTCCATAATTTGTAGTAAGATTTGAGAAACATCTGGATGTGCTTTTTCAATCTCATCTAATAGCAATACACACCCTGGATTTTCTTGTAATTTTTCAATTAGTAAACCACTAGTATCTTCGTGTCCTACGTATCCCGGAGGAGAACCAATCAACTTAGCAACTGAATGCTTCTCTTGATATTCACTCATATCAAAACGCACAAGTTTTACACCAAGTTCGTTTGCTAGTTGTTTTGCTGTTTCTGTTTTACCTGTACCTGTTGGACCCATAAACACAAAACTACCAATCGGTTTAGTTTCATCTTTAAGTCCTGCTTGTGCAATTAAAATCTTATCAACAAGTTTTTCAATTGCTTCGTCTTGTCCAAACACAACACCTTTTAGGTTATGTTCAAGGTCTTTAAGTCCTGCTGATTCTTTTTGTGCAATCTTATCTACTGGCAGATTTACACTTCTTGCAAGCTCAAACTGAATGTTATCTACATCAACAACACGTTCTTCTGCATCTGTGTCTTTCAATTTAAATCTTGCACACGCCTGATCAACTAGATCAATTGCTTTATCAGGAAGTTTTTTATCTGCTTGATACTTAACACTTAGATCTACTGCTGATTCAATTGCGTCACTTGTAATTTTTGCACCGTGATATGTTTCATAATATTTTGCAATACCTTTTAGGATATCAATACTTACATCTCTGCTAGGCTCGTCAACTGTAATACGTTGGAATCGACGCATAAGGGCACGATCCTTTTCAAAGTGTTTACGGTATTCTTCCCAAGTAGTTGAAGCAACTACTTTAATGTCACCTTTACTTAATGCTGGCTTTAACATATTAGCAAGGTCGTTTGAGTTACTGCCACCGCCTGCACCAGCACCGTTCATCATGTGTGCTTCGTCAATAAACATAATTGCTTTGCCTTTTTTCTTAAGAGCTGCAATAACTAACTTTAAACGTTCTTCAAAGTCACCACGGTATTTAGATCCAGCAAGCATGCCGCCGATATCTAGATTAAACACTTCGTACTCTTGTAGAAATTTAGGAACATTATTATTAACAATATTCCATGCAAGTCCTTCTGCAATAGCAGTTTTACCTACACCTGGATCACCAACAAGGATAGCATTGTTTTTATTGCGTCGGCCTAATGCTAGTGCAATGTTTTCTAGTTCGGTACTACGTCCAATTACAGGATCAATTTTATTACGTTTTACTTCGTCATTTAGATTGTCTGTAAATGCACGAAGTGCTTTAAGTGCTGCGCCACTAATTTCTTCTTCTTCGTATGCTGCATCTAGTTCATTGTTAACATAGTCTGCAAAAGAGTCTTTGTTAACGTTTGCTTCTTCTAAGTAGTAGTATGCATAGGATTTTAGTTCAGCTAAAATACTTAATAGCACATCTGATAATTCAATCTCAGGACGACCTGCAAATAGTACTTGTGTAAATGCTCGATTTAATACACGTTCTACTGCTTGTGTCTTTTTAGGTTTATATTTGCCGTCTGTTTCAATTACAAGATCAGTACACTTGTCTTTAAGATAATGTTCTAAATTCTTTTTAATAAAATCAGGATCTACGCCATAACCTTTTAACAAATTGTAAAAAGGTTCAGAACAGAGCATAGCAAATAACAAATGCTCAACGGTCACGTATTCGTGCTTTAGTCTTTTAGCATCCTTAATTGATTTTTCGAATACTGCCTGTAGTTCTTTGCTTGGTTCAACCATGTACTAATTTCCTCTTTTTTAGTTTTTTCTTTGCCATATCTAGTTTAAGTCTACTTACTCTATCAGTAAACTCAATTCCCTGCAGATGATCATACTCGTGCAGGAAACATCTCGCATCTATATCATATAACTCTATTGTACATTCTTTAGCAGAAATGTCAAGATATTTGGCAACCAACCCTTTTGGTCTTGATATGTTTAAAAACAGTCCAGGATGACTTAAACAGCCTTCTGGCATTAATTCTTTATCTTCTGTAACTTTTTCAATTACAGGATTAATAACTGCAAATGGTGTTTTATCAGATAATAGGAAAGGTTTCATAACAAAAATTTGTGCATCTAATCCTATTTGATTTGCACTAAGTCCAATGCCACCTTCAACAAGCATTAAGCCAATCATTTCTTTAGAAATAAAGTCCGCATCTAGTTTGTCAAAATTAAATTTACTTACTTGCTTTTGTAACCACGGATCTGGCGACTTAACTAATTTCATCTCTTATTTCCTTTATCCTTTTTATTTGGTTGTCATTTAACTTTGGTGTATCAAGTTTAATTTCAACTAACAGCGATCCACCGTTTATTCCTTCATCGGTAACTCTTAACTTTGTTCCATTTTTAATACCTGCCGGAATGCTTAACATTATACTTTTTCCCGACAATGTAATAATTTCATGTCTAGTACCTATTATAGCATCTAGACTGTTTAAGAGCAAGACACAACTTAAATCATTATGATGTCTTTTAAACCTTTTATGTGGCTTAACATGTACTGTTACATATAAATTTCCTGCTGGCAAATTCTTATTTGAATTATCTCCTAAGCCTTTAAATGAAACTTGCTGTCCACTTTCAATCCCATTAGGTATACGTATATCTGCTACCTTTTCGTCGCCGCTTGGTAACTTATACATTAATCTTTTTTCAATTACACCTAGTACTTCTTCTAGTTCTATATGTAGGTTTAAATTAATATCTCTATTTCTTTGCGCTCGGCGATTTCTATATACTCGCTGACCATTCATAAACAAGTCTTCAAAACCTGGAGGAAATCCAAATCCTTCAAAAGGATTGCCACCATCAAAACTTGCACTATTAAAATTAAATTGTGGTTGTGGATTATCATACTCCGCACGTTTTTGCGGATCTTTTAAGGTGCTATACGCTTCGTTAATTTTTTTAAATTCTTCTTCATTACCGCCCCTGTCAGGATGGTGTCGCATACTTTGTTTTTTATATGCTTTGCGAATATCTGCATCTGATGCAGATTTATTAACACCTAGAATAGAATAATAGTCCATACAATTACTTATCGTACGGACTATGGGTTTTTAACAGTAGTGATTACTACTTTTTCTTTTCAGTATATGCGTTACCACCAATGAACGCCATTACGATTGCTGCCACTGAAACAAAGTAAGTAGCTGCCATATCGCCTAAGATTTTACTTGCACCGTCTAGCCCAATTAACATTGCTAGTACAACTGCAAATGGATATAGTAGCATACCAAATAATGCAAACCAAGCCATGTTACGCATTGCATCTCTACGTGCATCAGCGTCTTCAAATGCTTTACGTTTGAACTCTAGTTCCATTGCTGCTTCTTCTGCACTAATATGGCCATCGCCATTAGTGTCCATTCTTGCTAA